CAAAATATGTTTAATTCGGCATTCAGTATTTGCAGGGGGCTTTTCGTTTTCATTTCTGTTTCCTTGGTTGTTTTGTTTCGATGGGTGCAGTATAGAAAACTAAACATATAAAGTCAAGCTATCTAAACATATTTTGTATAGAAAACTATACTTACTTCTGATTTTAAAGAGAATTTATTTTTTACAGGCAATAAAAAACCGCCTTTTCGGGCGGTTGTGTCGGTTTTGTGTTGTTTTCAGGTTCGCGGGGCGTGAAAAAGCCGTCTGAATTTCAGACGGCCTTTATTTTATTGATAGTTATTTTTGAATAGTTTACTCGGAATCGCATATAAATTTAAGCGTATTGCCAATAGCCAGTGTTTCGGATTCTGAAGATAAAACGGCATGCATTTCTTCCCCGTTGGCAACAGGAAGGTTTTCCATACACTGATGAACCACACCATTAAAGGCTGTGCCATCCATAGACGGATCGTCATCCAAAGGGGGCGGCATATCTATGGCCGACAGTATTTCCCCCTCTTTGAATACTTCTACGCGTAACGTTTTATGCCGCAGATCGGCGCGCGAAGCCGGAATGTGAAAGGTCAGGCACAGGTTGATTCGCGGCAGGATACCCTCACGGGTAACAAGCGGATATATGCAGGGATAAATTCCAATCAGGCTGTAACTGGATCCTCCTTCGTGGCGGATGATGTTGTCGCAGTATTGGACGTTTAGTGTAATCATGCTTTGCCCGCCTCTAAGAAATCCCATTGGTTGTTGAGTGCCGCACGCACGGCCAAGCCATCAATGCCGAAGGCGGCGGCTAATTTATCGGCGGTTTCGTTACTTATCGTGCATCGGTTATTTTCAATTCTCGACAGATACGATTGCCTCAATCCGGTTTTTTTCGCCAGTTCGGATTGTGTAAAACCATGCTTAAGGCGAAGTGAGGCGAATGTTTCCGCTCCCATTTCCCTATTAAGGCGATCGGCTAACTTGGCACTTGCCCTGTCCATTGCCGCTTTGCGGCGCGAATTTTTGCGGATGCGTTCGATATAACCGTCGGCCGATGTATCGGTAACCGGCTGGATTTGTCCGTGTGTGAAATAAACGGATTGGGTTGTAAAGGCCGTATTTTGAGGGGCGGCGACAGTAACCGATGATGCGGCGAACAGGCAGAACGTGCCAAAAGCCGCCCATTGTTCAGTAGGTTTTGAGTTGGTTGTAGTCATTTTGTATCCTCAGCATAATCGGATGGTCGTCTTGATAGTCGAATTTATCGGTTTGTTTGTCAATTACTGCGAGAATGTGTATTTCCCTCGAGTAGGTCCTATCCGGCCTCATTTCATTATGTATGCAGTACAAAATACGAAACGGAATGACAGATTCGTCATCCAGCCGCAAACGCATGACGCGGATGTCCTTCCCCCAAAAAGAGGCAACCCGCTTTATTTCCATACCAAGCCTGCCGATAGGTTGGTCGTATTCCCTCACATATCTTTCGGAAAAAAGTTTGTCAAACAAGAGCGGTGTGCTGTTAATCAGGTCGATGACGCTGTCAATATAACCGACAGCGTCTTCATTGCATTCGAAGAGGCGATCCAAGTCCCCTTCGGCATGGTCATGTAGGATAAGCCGCATATTATATCTTTTTAGTTATACCCCGCAAGGGAATCAGATATTAAAAAGTCGTAACCGACGGGAAGCAAATGTTTTCAGACGGCCTGAAATTTACACTTTGTGTAAATCGGTAATTTTACAAAGTTAGGCTAATCCGACACGCGCAGGATTGGTTTTAATTTGGTGGAATTACACCAGAATAAACTCTGGCCGGCCCTCGCTTTTCTTCCGGCACATCAAATCAAGCGGCACCATACTTGCATATATGCGGTCCAGTATCTCTTTTACATTGTCCCCGGCGGCAAATTGCGGTTTCCCAATCTTTACCTGCGGGGAGATTTGGACGGACAAATCGTTTCGGCTTTGGAGGTGTTTGCCGATCAGGTTCAACAGGAAGCTGAAATTTTCCCTGCCGTTCGAACCATATAACGCTTCGAACGGTGCGGCATTCGGCAGTAATCTGACATGGACTTTCCGACGGTACAGTACGGCGATACCGACATTTAAAAGTTCGCCGGATGCCAAATCAGGCATGATGCGGATCACCGCCCATTTTACCTTTACGGCAGGTTTCGCCATCGGTACGGACAGCCCGGACAATATGGACAGCGTGTCGGTTAGGTCAGCAGTTGGAATCTCCGTTGGAGCAGACATGGTGTTTCCTTCGTCCTATCGGTTAAAAACTGCTTGAACTGGTTAAATTCAGGCTCTGTAAGCAGCTTATTTAACCAAAAATAAAGCTCCTCTTCAATTGTTTTGAATTTTTCACCGTGCCGTTCGGAAGAAACAATAGCTTCACTATGTAAGGCTTCTTTATTTGGCTCTTTTGTTTTTTGGCTTCTTATCGTGCTTTTCCAACGCACGTTTGGTCTGCTTGATGCCGGTACGGACTTGATTGATTTTTTCATCAGAAAGTTTCAAGTCTTCAGGCCGCGTGCCGGAGGTTTGTATCATCACATTACGGACGCTCCTCCCTACTTCCTCCGCAGCTCGTTCCAAAGGTTTTTGACCGTGTATGTTTTGGTTTCGTATTTTGGCTTCTGTCTGGGTAATTCGGAATGTATTGGCTGCCAATTCTTCGGGATTCATTAAATCCAATAACGACCCTTTGAAATCACCTACACCTTTGTAGTTTTTTAGCTTGCTTACATTCATGTTATACAGCCCGCGATATCCGGCATTTTGAAACAAGCCGTACTCTTCAACACCGTGCTTGTGCGCCACATGATTTAATGTTTTTTCACGGTCTGATATATCGCCGCGCAAGTAAACCCTGTTTACATCGTCGGCATTGCGAAATACAGCATCTATCTCTTCGGCTAATTTGGCAAAATAGGCTTGAGCGGCTGCCACCTTCGGATTGCTGATGTTGCCGTTCATAACAGTCAGATAACAAGCAAAGCGTGTCATTTTGATGTCATTCTCGCAATTTGGAGATGCCACTTGGATGAAGTTTTCAGCAATCGGAATTTTCAGTTGGAAACAGACTGCATGAGCCCTGTTGATGGCGTTATCCACGGCCTTCATATTGTCATAACCTAGCATCATGGCAAGATCGGAAGCATACCAAAAGGTTTGGTCTCCATTGTTGGCAAAGTCGTCAAATGTAGATGTGGAGTTTTCATTGAAAACGGCAAGCTGTCTACTCATATCACACTGGAATTTTGTCATAAAATATTCCTAATTATATCATAATTTATTGAATTATATAAAGAATAATTTCTAATTTGTATCTCTCAATCCAACACGCTCCACCAGAAGACGCGGCCTAGAACTGGCTCAAACGCCATGCGCCGCGTATGCGTCCGATGATGTGTACGGCGTTTAAATCTTCGCCGCTCACGGTTTCGGTCCGGTATGAGCTGTTGTCGCTGATGATCATCAGGCCGCCGCCGACGGTGGATTGCAGCCGCTTGGCCTTCAGGCCGTCTATATACCAAAGCAGGTAGAGGCCGTCGCCCTCGAAGGCTTCGACGGCGGTATCGACGAACATTACGTCGCCGTCTTCGATGGTGGGCTCCATACTGTCGCCACGGGCTGTGATGACTTGGATTTTGTTGAGGTTTCCGCCCAGTTTCTCCCGCGCCCATGCGGAGGCGACGGTTACATAATCTACAACCTCGATATAGTGATCGTTAATCGTACCCGCGCCGCAGGTTGCTTCGGCATTTAAGCGGGGGAAACGTATGCGGTCCTCTGATTCGCTTTCAGTAATTGCTGGCAATACATGTGTTTTATATTTATCCCCTGTGCCCTCAGTCAGCCAATTGATTGAAAACCTTGTTTTTTTATCAAACGCCGAAAGAGGTTTTGCGCCAAGCCCTGTGCTGCCGTTAAACCATTGTCCAACAAGGCCTTTTGATACTCCGGCAAAGTCTGCAAGTTGTTGTTGTGTGTCCAAACCATACTCAGTCATCAACTCTTCCAATCTGTCTTTAAGTGTATTCATTTCAATATCCTATTTGATTGTTTAGCAGTCTAAACTAAACGCCGTTTAGGGTGCTTGACTTTTATATGTTTAGTAAACTATACTTGCGGTTAGCTTTCTATCCGAAAGAGGAAAATGAAACATATCGAATTTATTGATCTGCTTGGTGGCACATCCAAAGTAGCGAATTTATGCGGCATCTCGAAAGGTGCTGTATCTCAATGGAAGAAGAACGGTATTCCATTAGCTCAATGCAATTATCTGAAGACCAAATTCCCTAAAGAATACAAAAAAATCTTCGGGACTACTAAGGCATCCAATGGCTAAATCCTACCCCCTCACCGACGAAATTGCCCGCAAAAACGAAAGTGCAATCTTGCGCGCCCTTGCAGGCGTTACCGCCCGCCATGTGTGCGAGGTTTCTGGCTTGTCGGAATCGGCGTTATGCCGTCTGAAAGAAGAAAAGCTGGAGCAGTACAGCCGTGCGCTGGCCGCAACCCGAACGCTTCCATGTTGGCGGGTGAAGGC